TTTCATGATCAGAAAGAGATCGACGAACCACCAAACCCAGCCAAGCATCCCGAACGTGATTACCGTCACGACTAGCTTAGCAATCCCGAGCCCAATATCGCCAACGTAAAAGCGGTCAATACCGAACACACCCAGGAAGAATGACAGTAGCAGTGCCACCATCGGTTCCCGGTAACTAGCCGTCATTACGGCCATTTGGGCTTCGTCTGGGGCTCCTTGGAGCTGATTCCGTAATCCTTGAATCGCTACCGCGGGGAATTTATTGCTATTCGTAATCAGAAAAGAATCAGTGTTCATCTTCATTTCCTCCGTTTCAATATCTAAACTCATTGTGCGTTACTGGGCAGCGTGCGTCAATCAGCCTGAAGACTGAACTACACCCCTCATGGCAATAAAAAAAGACGATGCACACGACATCGTCTCTCTGCTACGGAGAGTAAGGGTGTCACGCACGTTTTTTGCAGATATGCAGTAACGACGCGGGTTTGACGCCTTTTTTTCTACCTATTATAAGCAATTGTATTCCCAATTGTATTCCCTAGTCATTTAAGTAGTCCCCTAGAGCGTTGATACCTTTGCGCGCAGCCGCCTGATTCATGCCTGAATATACCTGAAGTGTGATAGTCGGGTCACTATGCCCTGCCAGTCTCTGAACTGTCGGGACGGCGACCTTTGCCTGAAGTGCATTCGTTATAAATGACTTACGCAGACCGTGCAGTGAAATGTACGGCTTCAGGTTGTTGTCATGAATGATGGTTCGCAGTCGGTCACCTGGCGTGTTTAATGAACGGTGCACACCGTCGCGGCGAGCAAACACATACATATCTTTATTCTTACCAGATTCACGATAACGATCATCGCGCCACTTAGTTAGCAGGTCAAGCAATTCGGGCAGCAGCGGAACCGTGCGGTAACCGGCTGCGCTTTTAGGTGGCTGGATTGTCTCTTTGCCGTCCTTCCCTTGGACAATCGCACGGGTGACATTCAGCACACCAGCATTGAAATCTATATCACTGAACCGCAGCGCAATGACTTCTTCGCGCCGCAGACCGGTTAAAGCAAAGACTTTCATCATGATATAGGTCTCACTATCTGGATTTATGCAGGCAAAGAACTTTTCCAGTTGTTCCCTATCCCAATAAACGGGACTTTTCGTTATAACGTCCGTCTTCTTAGGCAGCGTTACAAGCACCGCGGGATTACGGTCAAGGTAACTGCGTTTGGTTGCATATTCTAGCAGCTTCTTCGTGTAGATGAAGCGCTGCTTATAAGCCACTTCAGTTTCACCTGCCCACCGATTGACGGCCTTCTGCACGTCGTTGGTAGTAATGCGGTCAATCATCATATCACCAAATACTGGTAGCAGATGGTTGCTAAAAATTCGTTCAGTTTTAAATTGAGTTGAGCCACGCACCGTTAAGATATAGGTCGGCCACCACTCATTATATAAATCACGGAACGTGTAACGCTTCTGCACGTCCTTATTAAAGTCACCCCGTTCAACCGCCACTTTTAGGCGGGCTTCTACTAGGGTGGCTTCTTTAACTGTCTTCGCGGTTCTAACTACATACTTCTTTTTGTCCGTTTTTAAGTCCCGATAATACACGGAAACGCGGTAACGAACTTCGCCGCCGTCGGTTGTTGTTTTGGATATAGCCATTGTAATTCTTCCCTTTCATATCGCACAGGCTGGCGGGCGTGTGGGCTATGTATGGGTGGGAAGAACTAAGGCATATATTAAGTTAACCCAATCAAATGAGACCCCGACGTGGCTTCTATACCATCTGGGAACCTTACTATTAAGATTACTGATTGACACTCTGGAAACTGGAGTTTGCTTGTCTCTTTTATAAAAGCCTTGTCAAAAGCTGAAAGCATATTATTCCTATACTCCGTTTTTGCGCCTTCCGACATTTGGTTATAAAAAGTTAGAAAAGCCTTGCTATCTTTTCCGTTTACGGCTGCGACCACTTGCATTTCATGCTGTTCGGGTTCTGTCTCTACGGCCTGCGCACTAGCGTCAAATTGTACAGTTGCGACTTTTTCCTTATTAGTGGTAAATGACGCAAAAACTTCCGTTTGCCATTCGTAGTCCCCTCTAAGGAAATCATTTTCATCACTTGAAGGAAATTCAAAGTCTGGTTCGGCAGTGAAATTATAACTAAAAGGTAGATACTCAAAAAAATCATCTGGAGCAATTTTTAAATATTGGCATATTTGGTCTACGGTTTCAAACTGAACCATTTTTGAGCTGTTCTGTGCTAAGGCTGTGAGTGTGGTACGAGAAATGCCGGTGTCAGCCGACAATCGAGTTATTTTAAGCTGCCTTTCAGCAAGAATAACGGCCAAGTTCGTTCTAAGCATTGAAATCACCACCTTTACAGTCAACATTATACGCTTGAAATTTCTATAAATGAACAGCATTTTGAACATTTGCCAATAATTTTGCCCATAATGCTTGATATTATTTCAAAGCGGTGCTACTCTATGAATGTACCAAAACGTTCAGTTAATTGAACGTTTTATAAAGGAGATGAGCATAATGCAAGCACAAGCAACATTCACACTGGCACCAGAATTTGACGACCAGCTTAACGCTAAGGTCTGGGAAGCAATCACGGGAGCGGCAGAACGATGGGCTAAACGCACGGAGTTCCCTGACTACATGGACAAGGGCCAGGCGTGTGAGTACCTTAACGTATCACGGGGCACACTCGAAATGTTCATTAAAGCGGGTCTCCCCTACACACAGATTCGCCAGACCGTGCGCCTGAAGAAGTCTGATATTGATGACTTCATGGCGCGCAACAAGTATTAGGGAGGTAGCGCATGGATCCAGACGGTTTTAACAACGTTGCTGATATCCTTCAGCAAATGTACGACCACGGCGACACCGGATTAATGGTTTGCCACGGAGACACAGGGCACTGGTTGCCCGCCGGTGCTAAGCAGTACCGGGACGAAATGAAACAGTTCGCACTGGTACTAGCCGCCGTGCTAGGGGTGCCAGTCAACGACTACGAAGACATGGAGGAAGAATAATTATGAACAATGATGTTTACATGCAACTGATGGTTGTTCGCGCAGGTTTAATCGGGCTTGAACAACTGCTTGACAAGCAGGCTGCTGAAAAAATTGCTCCCGCTGTCCGCAAATTATCTGACCAGGTGAACACGATTCAAAACGAATTTATGTTCAGCCTACCCGATGAAAAATTGGTAAACGAACATAACGAAGACTAAACACATGGCTGGCGGGCAAATGTGGGCATAAAAAATACCTTAACCAAAGGGTCAAGGCATTCAGGGAAGTGGTGCAAATGTAAAAGCTAATCAAATAAACAACCTATAAGTAGTATAGGCCACAGCTAATTCAAACGCAAGGCTTCCGGGACAAGATAAACTAAAACTAGACACTTTATTTTATCCTGTCTCCCGAGGCGTGACAACCAATTCAAGGGGATTCTAATAATGATTAAGTACACAAGAAAATATGACGACGAACTTAGCAGCGCCCTGGCTGATTCCCGGCTAGGCTACAACTTGACGCAAATGCTGATTCGGGACATGGAAGAGTTCGACACTAACCCGGATTCTAAACAAGACACCGCTTCGCTTGCATTATACGGCGCCGAAATTCTGCAACGCTACGAGCAATACCACACACTGCTTGACCTGATTGCTAGAGCGTTTGACAGCAACGTGGCGGCTTTGGACTTGGTAACCACCGAAGCAAAGCTAGTTAAGGACGGTGAAGAATAATGACATTCATCTTCAGTGCATTTGACCTTACCGTTACGCTGGTGGTGTTTTTCCTTGGCGGACTACTGGCAGCACACTGGCGGGAACTGTTTTAGCCGAGTATCAAAAAATGAAAGGTGGTGATTAGATGATTTACACGCGCGTTGGTTTTAAAGGCTCAACGATGACACCCGAAAAAAGCAACTACACTGACTTCAATTGGCTTTGTATGTGTGCCCCCCAGCGTATGAATGCTACAAATGCAGACGAAGCACACCGGTTTAAAGCAACCGAAGGCAGGTTCTTTATAGCGGGAGACCTGGAAGAAACAGACAAGGGCAGCGGCTTACGGCGTTCAGATAATGCTTTGAAAAATCGTTCTTTACTTGCCCTAGACTTCGACGACGGCGGCACTGATCGCGACGCTTTCATAAAAGCTGTGGAAGACGCATTTCCAGCAACAAAATGGATTGCTTATCCTAGCGCCAGTTATGGCTTAAAAGACCCCGCTAAAGTACGATACCGAGTTGTAATTTGTCTAAATCGGCCATATACAAAAGACGAGCACCTTACCCTATTTAACGGAGCAGCTAAAGCAATCGGCTTTGAAATCGACCAAAGCGCAAAGCAGTGGTCTCAACAGATGGGGTTACCAGTGCTCAATCCTAAAACTAACCCGAGCATGATTGTGGTTCATAACAGCATTCGTGCAGACAGTCCTTTGGACGTGGACAAAGCGCTATCAGACTGGACACCAGAAGAGCCACAAAAAGAGCCACAAAGCCATGTTGCAATACAGCAGATATTTTATGATTCACAAATTGCCGGTGCCGACGAAAGCGACACGCTGGCAAAAATTAACCCAATTGACGCACTTCAGTTAATTCAGGATTGGACAGAGAAACACACTGACGAACTGCAAAACGAAACCGAGTTCGTCAAGGTACTATATCTATTGCTTGCCTGGTGGCGTAGCAATGAAATCACCGAAACCACCGTTCACGGTGCGATGAAGATTCTGGCAATGGGTAACGACGACTGGGCAGAGGATAACGAAAACAAGCTGCATGCACATTTAAGCAGTCGTATCGACGCCCCAAAAATTGGATTTGTAGATTACTTTAGCGGTAACAGCAAATTAAGCAAAGCCCCCACAGCCGCTGCCGTGCCACGGTGGGCGCTTGTTCGCGAGATTCTGCATGACCGGCAGGAAGTGTTGGACTTCATCAACGAGGGCAAGGACGATAGCCAGGCAAGAAAAACATTGTCGCCAACTTCGACAGCAAAGCTGCTAAATCGCCACCTAACTATGTATCGAACTACTGACGAAGACGGTGCAGCGATTTACATTTATGATCCAGACGCAGGTATTTACAAAGGGCGTACGATTGACCTTCAACGATGGGTACAAACGGCTGAACCTACCTACGATGAACGCAAAGTAAAGCAGGTTGCATACTTCCTGCAAGTCATGGTTCCAGTGCGGGAACCTGAAGACAATCCGAAGTTGATACCTTGCGCAAATGGTATTTACGACTATGACAAAAAGCGGCTGCTACCCTTCAGTGCTCAATACTTTTTTATCGCCAAAATTGCTACCAATTGGAACCCCCACGCTGCTGATAAGCTGCCAGAAATCACAACAGACACCGATAGCACCTGGAACCCACGCGACTTCATTTCAGCATTGGCCTGCGGTGATAAGCAAATTGCAAAACTATTGTTTGAGGTTATCGCAGACGCAGTAAACGGCAACTATTCACGCGGCCAGGCTATATTCCTGCTAGGTTCACGTGAAAGTCTGTCGGCTAACGGTAGCAACGGTAAAGGCACATACCAAGAGCTGATTCAGGCCATCGTCGGCAAAGATAATGCTTCAAACATGAAGGTGAATAACCTGGACGAACACTTTGCAGTGAACGGGCTTCAAGGCAAAACGGTTAACATCGGCGACGACCTACAAGCGTCAACGTTTGTTGATGATTCATCAAACTTCAATAGCGCCGTTACTGGCGACGTGCTTTATACAGATGTTAAATATGGCAAGCCCCAGTCATTTAGGTTTAAGGGCGCTATGATCCAGAGTACTAACGAAATGCCACGCTTCAAAAACAAGACCGGTGGCACATACCGGCGCATTGTAATTGTGCCGTTCAATGCTCACTTTGAGGGTGACACAGACAACCCAGACATTAAGAACGATTACATCAAGCGCAAAGAAGTTCGCGAATGGTTCCTTTGTGTGGCGCTAAGCTTGCCATTCTTCAAACGTTTTGACGTACCAGACGCAGCCACCGCGCAATTGAATGACTTCAAGCTAGAAAACGACCCTATTCGCCAGTTTGTGGAAGGCACGAACTGGGACGACCTAGGCCAGTGCGATATTCCAACACAGACGGTTTACGAGGCTTATACCAACTGGTGCAAAGCTAACGGGTTCAATCAGCCAATTAGCAAACCTGCACTAATGAAAGCGGTATTCTCAATTTTCCGAGAACGTAAGCACCTGAAAAAGCAAATTACCATGAGCGAATGGACTGATCTATACAACAAAGCAAAGGACATTACAGACGTAGCGCCTTTCGAATTAATGGAGGTTGTGCCGAATAGGATAGGCCACAGCAATACATCTGTTATGCAAATGCCGTTACGACACGCGCTGTCAGAAACACTTAACAAAATAAGGGAAGACGCTTCAAATATTACACCGAACAATCCAACAAATACGATGTTTACTAGCTGGTCTGGTGCTGGAACTGGACCAAAAACGGTTATTGAACAGCAACTGAAAAAATACCGATTTTTATCCGACACGATATAACGCGACAGGCTAGACCGTTGCGACAGGGAGTTGCGACACGGAAGATATTTTGCCTGTCGCACGTGCAACGCTACTGCCACAACGGATTGAGACAGGCGCGACAGGGAGACAGGGAAGATTAACAATAAATTGTTTTAGGGGTAGGTATATAGAGAGCACCGTAACTGACCCCCTATTCAAAAGTCTTTAAAATCTTCCCTGTCGCACGTCGCACTTGGCTGTATCCATACTGCCCCAAGGGATTCAGCGCGACAGGCAACCGCGACACCCTTTTTAGCTTTCCTGTCGCACCCACAACTGATTATGAAAGGACGAAATTTTATGACTGATGAAAAAGCCAAAAATGCAAAGCAATCACAGTTCAGCAACGGAGATTTTAGTAAGTGGTACAAAGATTACCACCAGCACCAGCTTGAACTTTATCAGCAGCGTTTAGACGATAGCCAAACAGAATTAGTTTGGAACGCTGAAGCTGTGGTGCCTGGCATTGCGCATGTTGCCGCTGAAGCTGGCGTGACACCCGAAGCCATAGCATTGACTATGATTGCCCTCCAACTTACCCGAATGAACAACAAATAGTACCGCTAACCCGCCCCCACTGGCGGGTTTGCTTAACACGTATGTATAAGTTTTATCGTATGGGGTGATAACTTGAATGACTATAAACCACAGCGATACGCTGCCGCTGATTCAATCGTTGCCCAATTAGTGGAGCGGCGTGCAGAGGTCTGGGACGTGGTTACCCGTGGCACTCTGACCAGTCACATTGTTTACGATGATGATCGCGTGCATACCGTTGCACCCCGCTTGCCGTATATGATTGAGGAAGCAGACGAAGCCGCCCGGTCACTCACCGCACAAATTGAACGGTGGCAAATTCGGGGACGTTTATACCGCGACTTTATTGCAAAGCACCCCCACCCTACCAGTGACGAGGTGCAGGACGAACTACTACAAATAGAAACTTACGTGGCCTATCAGCAAGGTTACGAGCCACCAGAGGAAGACATTGCTATCAGCAGCGACCCGGTGGCTAACATTCAGAACATGGCTGATTACTTTAAAGAGGAGTGGTGATTATGCGACCAGCTTACGGGTTACGTTCATGGGGACACTATGAGCGCGACCACGAATATCTAAGACCGGCAGACCGACACAATGCAGCTATATTCTTTCGGGCATTGAGTAGGTTACCACCAGAGGACGTGCAGTTCTTGGCAGAGAAGTATCACACAGATATCCCCTGCAAGACCGTGGACAAGCAGGGGCAGCAGCGCACCGATATATCCCGCCTGGATAAAGACCTGGCACCGCTGCACAGTATGACCGCCTATGACTACGGTGCCACGCGGCGGCGGATAGAAAATAAGTTAGGTGTATTGCTTAACGAAGCAGAGGCGGCAATCGACGAACACAAGCAGGAACTGCTTACTGATTACGTGTTGGTACTTGCTAACTCATATTATGTAAACGAAAAGCGTGGTTATCCGTTTAACGACTTGATACTAACAGCAACGCCGAAAATGGCTAAGGTATTCCATGCGCCTAGTCCGTTAGAGGTTATGGGATTCTCAAAGCTCTCACTGGACGAATGGCAGGCGCGTTGCAATGAGCGTTAAACATCTTTGTAATTACGCAGGTTGTCGCGTGGCGATTCCACTCAATGAAAGGTACTGCACTAAGCATAGTAAGGACGCTCCGAAAAGAAGCTATGCGAGTTCAAAGCAGCGTTCCGAATATGAAGCACGAGAACAAGCATTCTATCATAGCAAACAGTGGAAGAATTTATCTAAGCAATGGCGTTTAAGTCACGTTCTTTGTGCTCAATGTGAGCGTGAAGGAAGAATAACAGAAGGAAGACTAGTTGACCATATACAGCCCATCCGGACGGCATACGGGTGGCAGCACAGACTGGACGAAAGCAATTTACAAACGCTTTGTTTCCAATGCCATTCCGACAAGACCACCCGGGAGGTGTACGGCAGAGGCGGACGCGTGCAACACCCCACGAAAATACGGGGGGCGCACGTTAACGCTGGGAAACGGTGATGGGTCTTTACTTATTGACAAAATCCCGAAAAAAGCCGCTGTTTGTAGATATATGTTATAATAACCATAAGATATAACAAGAAAGGAGAAGCAAATGGGACGTAATTTAAAACCGGCTGACGAGATTCAAGGTCACCGCACACCCACGCAAATACTGGCACGCAAACAGAAAGAAGAAGCCCTTCACAACATGCCTGAACTCACATCTAAGGCACCCGCATGGTTAGATGAAAGAGCACAAGCCGAATGGTTGCGGGTTGTCCCCCTATTGGTTGCTAACATTCCAGTGAGCGAACTGGATAGTACCCTGGTTGCGTCATACTGCCAGGCCGTTAGCACAATCGCCACAGCACAGGAACACATCAACCACGATGGTTATATGACCCCCGCAGAACGTGGCGGCGAGAAGGTTAATCCGTATGTGGCAATCAAGACAAACGCCACCAAAGAGATGATGAAACTTGCTGACGCGCTGGGGTTATCAATCTATGGACGGCTGAAGCTAAACGTTAAGGGTGCGGACGTTGGTATTAATGACCCGTTCGCTGACTTGTTGGCATGAACTACTCAAAACAATATGCAGAAGCCGTGCTATCAGGTGAGATAGTGGCGGGCAAAAAAATTCAGCAAGCGTGCAAGCGAACCCTGAAGGACTTAAACCGCAAACGCGGATTTCCGTATTACTTTGATGAAGACGCAGCGCAAAAGGCTATTACATTCGTGGAAGCCATGCCCGCTAAGGACGGTTCACCACTGCAACTAGAGTTATTCCAGAAATGGTTAATCTCCGAATTGTTCGGGTGGCGCTGCACTGGCACTGGTAACCGGAGGTATGATCGTGCGTTTATCAGCATGGCCAGAAAGTCGGGGAAAAGCTTTTTAGTTTCTTGTCTGGGAGCTTTGTACTTATTGCGTGAAAACTCACCAGCTAAGGGACGCGAAATAATTTTCACGGCCAACAGCAACCAGCAAGCACATTTGGCGTTCGATATGATGGCGAGCGGATTACGGCAGGTAGCACGGGTATCACCCGGTGTTAATGAACGGGTTAAAATCAATCGCAACGAAATACGCGACCTACTCACTGACAGTATTGCGCAGCCGTTAGCTTCAGACCTACACAGCCTAGACGGTTACCAAAGCGACTTAGCCGTTATTGATGAATACGCACTAGCCCGCAGTGATGAGATTGTTAAAACGCTGAAGTCCGGGCAGATTAACAGCGACAATAGTTTACTAGCAATTATTAGTACCAGTGGTGGTGACCTCAACAGCCCAATGTATCGCGAATACAAGTTCGTTAAGAAGATTCTATCCGGCACCGAAAAGGCCGATAGATATTTCGTGGCTATCTGGGAACAGGACAACAACGAGGAAGCGTTTGACCACTCTACGTGGGAAAAGAGTAACCCATTGCTGGCAAACAAAGAACGTGCCGCTACGATGATTCCGAGCCTTCAGGCGGACGTTGATTTATACAGTAAGCAAGGAAACATGCGCATGGTTCAGGTCAAAAACTTCAACCGTTGGCAGAATGCTAAGGCAGACGGGTATCTGTTAATGGACGACTGGGACAATCAGACCACCACCACCCCTGACCTTAAAGGCAAACGGGTATATATCGGCCTTGACCTTTCTAAGACTTCAGATTTAACCGCAATTAGTTGGCTGGTGCCTATGCCTGGTTACATGTTTGCGGATTCGCATAGCTTTGTTGGTACTAAGTATGGCGGTATTGCTGAAAAGAGCAGACGGGACGCATTCGACTACGAGGCCGGTGCAAAGCGTAACGAGTGCACCATAACCCGTGACAGCAACGGCATGATTGATTATTCCGAGGTGCTGGACTACTTACTAAAGCTAATTGAAGTTAATAACTGGCAAGTTGAAGCTATCGCCTATGATCCATACGCTATGGATTACCTGATACCAGAGTTAAACAAACGTGGGTTTAATTTAATCGGAGTGCGTCAAGGTACCCGCACGCTGGGCATTCCGACAATTCGCTTCAGAGATGAGTTATACAACGGCAAGATAAGGCACGCTGACAATCAGTTACTTACTTACGCGGCTGGTAATGCCATTCTGAAGTATGACGCTAATAACAACCCGATAATCGACAAGACCCGCAATGCCACAAAAATTGACCCGCTGGCGGCTTTAATGGACGCCTACACAGTGGCACTAGATACGGAGGTGAATATCGCAGATGAAGCAGATAACGCGTTTTATGCAAGTGATGATTTCGGCTTTTAACATTCAAACAGTTTTGCTATTGCTGGGCATGATTCTACTAGCCGTTGGTATGGGGCTGGCGTTCGGTGCCGCCGCCGCTTTATCAGTGGTAGGCTTTGAACTAATCTCCACGGCACTGATTATTGACCGCAACAGTGAAGGGAGGTGAGAAAAATGAGCACATTATTCAATGCTACCCCCACACCACGTGAAGACAACTCCGAGCCGTTTCTTGACGCACTGGTAAGTATGACTAGTAATGATTCTGGTACTTACGTTGGTGCCGGTGCTTTACGTAATTCTGACGTGTTTACGGCCGTTAGGGTCATTGCTAGTGATATTGCAAGCAACCCGATTAAGTACGCTGATACACGCATTACGGGGCTACTGAACAAGGCACCTAACGACAACATGACGGCGTGGGCATTCAAGTTCACCCTAGCAGCGTCAATGCTTCTGAACGGTGATAGCTTTGCGATTGTTTCACGAAACAACAGCGGACAGGTTACCGCGTTGCAATATGTTCCTAATAGTCAAATGGTGGTTAAACAGGACGATACCACGGGTGTACTGGGATACGACTACACGCCACCAGACGCGCGTACAAAGCGCCTAAACGCGGCTGACGTGTTGCACTTCAAGGCATTCACAACTAACGGCGCACGCGGTCTGTCGCCTCTATATGCGTTACGTGACGAGCTGAACATTCAGAGAACAGCCAATAAGCTAACCAGTGGATTCTTCAACTCTGGTGTGCAGGGCACCGGCGTGCTGAAGGTTCAAAAGTCGGGACTGGACGCCGCGGCCAAGAAGTCAATTCGTGAAAAGTTTGAACAAGCTAACAGCGGTTCATTAAGTACCATCATTCTTGATGACACGATGGACTACAAGAAGCTGGAAGTTAATACTGACGTGATGAAATTGGTTAACTCAACCGAGTGGACTACACGACAAGTAGCTAAGGCATTCGGTTTACCAATTGAGCGTATGGGGCTGGAAAACAGCCACAGCAATTCAACACAAGGCAACGTTCTGTATTTGCAGAACACATTAACTCAATACTTTGCAGCGTTTACTAGTGAGCTAGACGTTAAGCTATCCGCTGGCGATAAACGGTTCACATTCGACACCAGCGCATTATTTACGGCTGACCCCGCTACCATGCAGGATTTAGCTATTAAAGGTTTACAAGGCGGTGTGCGGACAGTCAACGAGGCACGCGAACAGATAGGACTGCCGCCAATTGATGGTGGCGATATTCTTCTGATTAGTCTTAACTACACGCCACTAGACAATTTGAGAAATTACCAAAACAAAGGAGCTGACACAGCTAATGAATGATGACGAAGAAAAACGCCTGAACCCCGACGCAAGCCTGTCCGTTGATACACCTACCAAAGCAACCAACGAAACAGACAACGAGGATCCAGACGCTAAGAAAGATGATACCACAGACGGCAAGCACTTAACCGGTTATGCCGTGGTATTCGGCAAGCCTAGCCGTGATTTAGGCGGATTCACTGAAGTAATTGACCCAAAGGCGTTTGAAGGCGTAGACCTATCCGACATTTTTTTAACTAACAACCATGACATGAGCCAAGTTCTGGCGAGTACCAAGGCTGGCACCCTAAAGCTCACGGTAGACGACAAAGGGCTGGCTTTTGACGCTACGCTACCAGATACCACCGTGGCTAGTGACACAGCCAAGAACGTAGAGGCCGGAAACATTAGTAACATGAGTTTCACGTTCATCAACGCCAAAGACGGCGACACGTTCACCCGTGGCGATGATGGCAAGGTAACACGCACAATCAAGGCCATTAAGTCTTTGATTGATGTAACTCTGGTGGCCGTACCCGCGTACAACGACACCAATGTAAAAGTAAGTAAGCGCAGCCTAGAGATGGCACGCGCTGAAGGCAATCCGATTCAGACACCAGAACAGAACTTACCCAAGACAGAAAAGCGAGGATTTAACAACATGGAAAAGACTATTATTGACGGTGCAAACACCGAAACTAGCGCATACGAAAATTACATTCGCAGTCACGGGGAACAGCGCGACGGCATTACTACCACCACAGCAGGGGCAGTAGTTCCAACTGAAGTTATCAACGACGTGTGGGACTTAAAGCAGTCCGACTACGACCTGGCAAAGTACGCCACCGTTAAACAGGTTGGCACTGCCGTGGGTACGTACCCTATTGCGCTGGTGAACAACGGCACGCTGGCAACGAAGGAAGAACTCGCAGAAATTGGCGACATTGACGCCGACCTGTTTAAGGGCGTGGACTACAAGGTAGCAACCCGCGCCGGTAAAATTTTCCTGTCCGATGAAATTATCGAAGACAGCGAAATTAATATTGTTGCTGAAGTTAAGGCACAGCTCAAGAAGCTTGTCACCAACACCAACAACGCCGAGATCATTAAGTTGCTGAAGACGTTCACCGCAGTAGCTGCCAGCACCGTGGACGACCTGAAGCACGTGGTTAACGTTGACCTTGACCCCGCACTTTCCGTTTCTGTTATCACTAACCAGGACGGATACAACTACCTGGACACCCTGAAGGATTCAGATGGCCGGTACTTGCTTCAAGAAAACATCACCAGCCCTTCTGGGAAGACCTTGTTCGGCCGTCCGGTGATTGTTATCAGTAACAAGCTTCTGGCAAGTGCCCCCGCAGGTAGCTACCCAATGTTCATTGGTGATATTGCACAGTCCGTATTCGTGGCACAGAAGAACCAAGTAGAAACACAGTGGGAGAAGTTCGACAGTTACGCTTCTGGCCTTGCCGTTGTACTTCGCAACGACTACAAGCAGGTAGATCCAGACGCTGGCCGTTTTGTAACCATCACACCCGCAGTACCAGCAAGCGAACCCGCAGCTTCTGCCGCTGACACCGGTGCAGCTAAGTAACTAACCCGAGTGGGCGCCCTATTCCGGGGCGTCCTTTTATTTAGGAGATGAACATTAATGGTAACACTTGAAAGCGTCAAAAAGTCCTTGCGCATTAACCACGACCTAGATGACCAGTTGCTTCAGGATTACATCGAAACCGCCAGTGCGTATGTAATTGGTACGATTGATTCACGGTTAACTGACGACGACCTGAAGGACGAAAAACGTTATAACCTAGCTGTCGCTTTGCTGGCACAATTCTGGTATAACAGCCGTGGTGATGAAAATGCGCCGTGGATTCCTAACGCAGTGCTCACGTTGATTCAACAAATGCGAGGTGCTGACTATGCCACTGATTAATAGCATTAGCGAGCTGAACCAGCCAATAGATATTATGGCCGTTACCCGAAAGATGGTTAACGGTGTGGTGGTATCAACTTTTGAACCTGGCGGGGAAAATATAGAAATGGTCTTTTCTACGTGGGCTAAGGTATTAACTAACCAACTGTTTAACTACAAGGTAGCAGCGGGTAATTGGAACGCAGACGAAACAGCCTTTGTAATACGCCATGAACAACCCGGTACAATCCTCACCTCAAATTACCTAACATGGAACGGCCAAACGTACAAAATTGATACGATTAACTACGACAACGCCAAAGGTGAATGGGACGTTATTATAGCTAAAAGGATTGTTTAATTATAAGATTAGTGTTATAGTTACGGTGTTATAAAGACTTCCTAAATGTTTTGCAATAAGCGGGCTACGTGGAAAATAGTCCGCTTTTTGTATGCTCTAATGACGATTTTAAGGCCACGTTCGTTCTGCATGTGGTGACTTACCCACTAAAAAACACGTCACAACTCACACGATTATACATATTCAGAGATAAAAAAATACCGTCCCAATAAAGGAACGGCCACGCCCGCCAGCAAGATTTAAATGTATTCTCAAATGTATTCCCTACTTTGAAATAGGTGCCATTATTTGAGGTTTTAGGCTTGCTTTAAGTGCTTAGAAACGCCGGTTTAACGGCATTTATGCAATTTTGTGTACAACAAAACGGAGAGTAAGGGCGTAGGTATGCCCGGTGTGACGCGGTTTACGGGCACCTTGTGCAACAAACGTGCAATTGCGTTAAACCTGCCACGTAGTCACACCGCCTTACCCATGTCATCACCCCCCTATAGGACACTATTTATCAGTGTCACGCTGTGCTTCCAGCATTACCAAATCGTTAAGTACACGCCCAGGATCTGTACCAATTGTGTAGGCTATTGCACCCACCACCTTGGTGCTTAGACCGAAAGCGCTGTTCTTTTCGGCGGCACGTTGCAGCGTGGAAGCTGCGATTCCTGATTGCTTTGCCACCTCGTACCGTGTCACAGAAAAATCTGACAGATAACTGTCCAGAAGATTATACGCTACTGGTATTGGTGTGAGTATATCGGTATCAATTCCTTTTGCACGCAGACGGGCAACCGCTTCACTCTTGGCTTTACCTTGGCCGTACTGCACTTTCAGCATGTCGAACCAGTCTTGTGCGCGCTTTGTACCTTCGTCTATGGCTTTATTTTTAGCTTTGCTAAAATCGTAAGGCGCTACCCCGATTACTACGCCCTTGCCGTTACGGCGTACCTGATACGTGTCGAAGTCGTCTTTGCTCTCGCCTACTGCAAACCGCAACTGATCTAATTCATCAGCGGCCAATTCGTCATAGCTCTTGACGCAGTTCAGAATGGTGTTTTTGTTTTGGTCGATAATCTTCATGGTATTGCCCTCCGTGGCTTGTCTTTGTTTTCCTGTTCCTTGGTACATTTATATAATACCACTTTACGTACTAATTGCAACCGATTTGCGTATTATTTTTAAATTTATTTTTGAGCACACAAAAAAGCCCCACCCTCCGCAGAGGATGAGGCTAATTTGATGAGCTGTGTATAGCTTTAATGAGCTAGAACGGTTTCCTCCCGGCATTGAGTTGCCGCTGCATGTACTTGACCATCGGTGAGACCTTGCTCAGCTTGCCGTCAGCAGGTGTCCCTGCCTTCTTCTGCATGGCCTTGTAAGTCTTCGGCCCGCGCAGACCGTCAGCGGTGACCTTGAGTGCGCGCTGAATGGCTTTGATAACCGTTGAAGGCTTGGAGATTACACCGTCCACGGGTGTACCGTAGACCTGCTGGAGGCGGCGAGTAGTGCCCGCGCCCCACATGCCATCGACTGCGAGCTTGCTCGTGGAAGTCTTAGCCTTGGCCGCTGGCTTGCTGACGGTCGTGGAGACCTTAGCGTCTGCCTTGCCCGCCTTGATGTCGGCAGCAAACTGCGCCTTGCTGATGCCCAGACTTTCAAGCCAGTCGTACGGATCAACGTGCGTGGTCCCGCCATAGTTCTTGCGGCACCAGTCGTGGGACTTAATGCCGCTAGTCTTGTTAGCGCTGTCCAGCGTGAGTTCAGCGCCATACTTCTCTGCCATCGTCACTAGGAACGTCACAAAGTTTTTATATGCCTTGAGTGAGCGTTCTTTATCGGTGAACTGGCAAAGCTCCACCTGTACGGGCGCCTTACTGTTCGCATTGCCGCAGCCCCACGCCTTATAGCCCGGCGTTCCAGATTGATATACGGATGTGTCATCCACGAAGAAATGCACGAATGTCTCCGACTTCTTGTAATTATTCTTGAAGTGAGTTGCCTCAGCTTTCGCACTCGCATTAATTGTGTCCGTAGCGTGCGCCACAATAAGCTTCCCCGTCGTCTTTGGCGTTCCAGCATTGAATGCCAGTGACGTGTTAATTGTTAATGTCATCTACTTATCCCCATCTTTCTTTGGCTTGGTGTAATTCAGTGCCTGGGCACTGTCGGTCACGCCAGCCGTGGTTGGATCAGTGACCACACCAAGAATTGACAGCACCGCGAATACCGCATTGACGATACCTGTAAGTTGCGTGCCCAAGTTGGCAAAGTCCCACTTATAACCAAAAGGCGCAGCAACAGCTTGCGCAAGCAATAAAATAGCCGGCACAAGGGCCAGCCAAAATTTGACGCTTAATACTCGTACTTTCCAATTAATATTCATGGTTATCTTCTCCTTTGATTCCTACGGTGTCTTCTAATCGAGTGATTCTAACCGAATAGCTACCGAGCTCGTCATCGTGTGTCCTCAGATGTTGTCCCAAGTCTATCAGCGATTGTTCGTGTAGCTTGAGCTGACGATTGATGGTTTCTGAAAGCACTTGAATATCAGATCGCAATGGATCTAAGGCAATCTTTTTGAACAGCCAACTGCCCGCGCTAACGCCAACTCCTATGATTGATATGAACTCCGCCCAGTCACCAATCGTATATCCAAAAAATATCACTTTCTCACTTCCTTCCACAAAAAAACGCTAGGCGTTTGCCCCAGCGGTATAGTCATTACCGGTTATCTGCTTATACTCATCAGGCGTAATCATCAGCCCCACATAAGGCTCAATCGCAATACCC